TCGGTCGAATGCCTGGCGAAGCTCTTTGGCCTGAACGCTACGACGTCAAGGAACTCGGACGCATCAAAGAGGTGATGGTCGCGAACTCCGGCGACTATGGATGGTCTGCGCTCTACCAGCAACATCCAACACCTCGCGAGGGAAGTTTCTTCAAGTCGGACCGGATCACCATCGAGCATGCCACGCCGAACCTCACGAAGATGTCCCGCGCCTGGGACCTTGCAGCCACAGCTGGAAGTGGTGACTATACTGTCGGCGTGAAGATGGGACGTGATGCCGATGGCCGCATCTGGATCATTGATGTCGTGAGAGGTCAGTACGACACCGACCAGCGGGATAGTATTATCAAACAGACAGCTGCTCTCGATGGTCGTGGCATTCGGATTCGACTACCGCAGGATCCGGGCCAGGCTGGCAAGAGTCAAGCGATGCACATGCTCCGACTGCTTCATGGTAGTGCTGTGACCGTCCTGCCGGTGACAGGATCGAAGGATGTGCGCGCTGAACCGTTCGCGAGTCAGGTCGCTGGTGGCAATGTCTACATGGTCGCAGCTGACTGGAACCGTACACTACTCGATGAGATGCGAACGTTCCCGCTCGGCAAGAATGACGACATCGTTGACGCTTTGACTGACGCCTACGACGAGCTCGTCGGTCGTGGCGGTGGGTGGGGTGCAGTATAAGACATGATAAGGACACAATAGTCACATGGGACTCTTCGATCGCTTCATCGGCAAAGCCACTGCCGCGCCAAATGCACTCCTTCCGCCGCCGCTGATTCAGCGACAGACGTCCTATTTCACTGGCACAGGTAACGGCGACTTTTGGTCCCTGCTGACACGTAACCTTCCAGGCTCGAGTTTCAACTGGAGGAACCAGGCTGGCGACCTGATGCTGAACAGCATCGTCGCGATCGGCATGGACTGGTACATCCGCAACTGGAGCCAGGGTGTTCCTGTCGTTCGTCGACCAATGCCAGATGGACAGGTCGAGACAGTCGCAGATCACCCGATTCTCCAGCTGCTCGCGCAGCCAACGCCGAACGTGCCGCCATCGCTCGTGTGGTCGTGGATTCTTCCAGACTACCAGCTGCTTGGAAACGCATACTTTCGCAAGGTGCGCGTGTCTGGTCGTGTTGTTGGTCTGCAATACTTGGCGGCTGACATGATGAGACCTGTCGGTAACAAAGTCAATCCGCTCATCAAGTATCAGTACACGGTCGATGGCACTTCGTACGACATCGCGCTCGAGGACTTGATTCACATCCGCTATGGTCGAGATCCGCAGGACAGTCGCTTCGGGCGCTCTCCTGTCACGTCTGTGCTTCGTGAGATCGCGACAGATAACGTCGCCGCATCAGCTGCATTCGGCATGGTGCGAAACGGTGGCATGCCAAGCATCATGGTCGGACCAGACTACAAGGGCGGTGTCGAGGATTTGTCCGAAGACGATGCCAGACAGACAAAGCGGAAACTACAGCAGGACTTCACCGGCGATAACGCTGGAAGTGTCCTGGTGATGACTGGCCCATTCAAGGTCGAGCAGGTCAGCCACAAACCGAGTGAGATGGCGTTCGATGAGATCCGCCGCAAACCGGAGGAGCGCGTGTGTGCAGCTCTCGGTCTCAATCCTTTGGTCCTTCAACTCGGCAGTGGACTCGAGCGCGCAACATACAGCAACCTCGAGCAAGCGACCAGGAGTGCGTGGACTGACGGGATGATACCGTTGATGCGCCAGATGTCCGAAGCGCTAACCATCGCACTGCTTCCAGACTACGAAGAGACGCAGCCTGGCGACTACCTCGAGTTCGATGTGACGAATGTTCCGTCACTTCAGGCTGACCTCAATGAGGACGCCGAGCGAGCGGAGCGACTCTACAAGAGTGGCATCGTGGACCTCGCAACAGCCAAGCGTGTCGCTGGTGTGACGCCTTCGGATGATGACGAAGGTTATTACCATCCGACAGCGGTCCCTGTCCAGATCGGCGCGCAGGAACTCCTGGTACCTGATGCTGCGCCTGTGTCGACTGCTCGAACTGCTGATGAAACTGCGAAGCTGGTCGGCGCTGCCGGTGCTTTGATTCGTGCTGGCTTCGAGCCAGAGGCTGCACTCCAGGCTGTTGGCCTGAATAGCATCCAGCACCTCGGCCTGTTGCCTGTCACGGTGCGCCAGGAAGAGACCAAAGCATTCGACGATGCATCTGAGTCAGGGCTGAAGTTCATACCGTCGAAGGACATGAAGGAAGAAGCACAGCGCGCCATCGAGTGGCGTGATGCTGGTCGTGATGGCGGAACCGCTGTCGCATGGGCCAGGGCGAACCAGATCATCAATGGCGAGAAGCTCAGTGAGTCGACTGTCCTTCGGATGTACTCATTCTTTCGACGTCACGAAGTAGACAAGCAGGCCGAAGGTTTCCGACCAGGTGAGGATGGTTATCCGTCCGCTGGTCGTGTTGCATGGGCGGCATGGGGTGGCGATGCTGGCTATCGCTGGTCCACAGCTGCGCGCAAAGAGATTCTCAAAAAGATGGCGCCGAAGGAGAACGGGAAAAGTTATCACCCGTACTATGGTTACGAGTTGACTGACACCGATGCCTGACATCTATCAAGTCAACGAGAGCTACAGGAACAAGCTCCGATACCGTGAGAACGCTGCTCTCGCTGAGATGAGTCGGACATACGGTGTTCTCCAAGCTGACAACCTCAAGCGCCTCGAAGCGGTGACAGCCGCCATCGAGGAAGCACAGGCAGCAGGTGAGGACATCAGTGGTCTCTCTGAGTACATGCTCCGCCTCGAGGCGCTCAATGTCCAGATGGCTGATGAAGTCGCACGATGGGCGCCACAGGCGACCGACATCGCCACGAACGGACAACGACGCGCCATACAGCTGTCGCTGGACATACAGGAAGATTTGGTGCGAGCAGTCGCTGGTGTCCCTCAAAGCGTCAGTCTCACGGCTGATCTGATGTGGAATCGGCTCCCTGTCGAAGCGATAACGAACGTCGTCGGCTTCGCCGCTGACGGCTCACCGCTAGGTCTGCTGTTCGATGCCATCGGTCCATTTGCTTTGGACCATGTCACCATCGGCATCGCGCAAGGTCTCAATCCGCTCCAGGTCGCACGAAGGATGTCGAGGACGTACGAAACTCTCGCGCCTTCGAGAGCTGCTACCATCGCACGGACAGAAATGATTCGAGCCAATCGCGAAGCACAGCGACAGACCTTCGAGGCAAACCTGAGCATCGTTCGTGGCTGGCGCCGCATCTCAGCGGGGGACGTGAACGTGTGCCCTGTGTGCTGGTCACTGCACGGAGATCCGAATCCTGTTGCAGATGTTGTACCTTCGCATCCAAACTGTAGGTGTACGGTCATTCCAATCTGCCCGACATACGCTGAACTCGCAGGACTGCCGCCAGGCAGTTTCGATGAACCGGAAGAGATGCCGGACAAGGAAGAGCAGTTCAGGATGTTGAGTGAGGCGGAGCGTCGGCAGGTCCTTGGACCTTCGCGGTATCGTTTGTGGGAGACAGGCACACCTCTCAGTGCATTCGGTAAAGTAGTACCGAACGCGGAGTGGGGACCACAGGCTGTGGTCGTGCCGGTCAAGGAGTTATGATGCAGACTTTGGTATCCTTCGGTGATGCAATCAAAGCAGATGACAACGGTCGTGTGCGTGGTTACCTGGTGCGCTTCGGCGGCGCTGACCTCGAGGGCGACTACTTCACTGCGTCGACTGATTTCGGACGACCGATGAAGTCTGGCGAGCGTGTTCCGATGAACCTCTACTATCATCACGGCCAGGACAAGCAGGTCGGAAAGTCACGCATCGGAACCGGCTACATCACCATGGACGATAAAGGTCTCTGGTACGAATCGCAGGTCGAGATGGCTGACCAGTATCAGAAGATGATCCAGGAACTCGCGAAGTCTGGCAAGCTCGGATATTCAAGTGGCGCCACGGGTCACATGGTCGAGCGGAAGAAGATGGCTGATGGCCGATACGAAATAACACGCTGGCCAATCGGTGAGGCATCGCTTACACCGACACCAGCGGAACCGATGAACATGGTCAAGTCCTTAAAGGACATGTATGGCGACATGGAGGATTATGGCATGGAAGAAGAGATGATGATTCCAGTCGCGCCTGGCGAAGACGTTGCAACCTTTGTCGAGAACGTCTACGGCGACCTTGATAAGGAAATGGTCCATGAAGGACTTGAGGCGCTCTACGAGCGTCTCTGTGCAGGTGTTACAGCTGCATATGACAGTGGACTCGGCAGTGGACATGTGGATGCCATCATCGATGCATTC